ATGTTCGTGGACTCGTTAGTTGGGGGGGGGGTGGTATTCAACGAGGTGTGCGATGATTTGGAAAGGGAAGGCTATGCAGTACAACCGTTTCTTATTCCTGCTGCAAGTGTCGGCGCACCGCACCAAAGACAAAGGATATGGTTTGTTGCCAACTCCAATGGCATCGGAAGGGGACAAGATGACCGGATCAATAACGGAGAATCAAATGAGTTTAACAAAGATGGTGAGACAAGGGATGTTACCAACTCCGGATGCTCAAGATTGGAATTCGGGAACAAAACCGGAAACATACGAAGCGAGAAAACAAAAACACAAATTGAAGGGGGTAAATTTACATATGAGTTTAAGACAAATGGCAATGGGAGTTGGCAAGACTTCCCAACTGTCTCCCCTATTTGTGGAGGAGATGATGGGCTTCCCAAAGAATTGGACAACATCACCTTTTCTAAATGGAGAAAAGAATCAATCAAAGCCTACGGAAACGCAATAGTGCCTCAAGTAGCTTATCAAATATTTAAAGCAATATGCAACTCCGAGACTATCAAATCGACATAGCCAATAGGGGCCTTGAGGTTATTAATGAATTTGGTTTGGTATATCTTGCAATGCAAGTAAGGACCGGCAAAACATTAACAAGTTTACTATTAGCAAACAAATTAAGTGTTGAGCATGTCTTATTTGTTACAAAGAAAAAAGCCATCTCAAGCATTGAGGATGATTTTAAATTGTCCGGTTATATATATAAATTAGATATTATAAACTTTGAAAGCGTACATAAATGCCAAAATATTTATGATCTTATTATTATTGATGAAGCTCATTCATTGGGCCAATACCCAATACCAAGTGAAAGGACAAAAGCATTAAAAGAATTATGCAAAGGTAAGCCGGTGATTTATTTAAGTGGCACCCCAACACCGGAAAGCTTTGCTCAAATATTCCATCAATTTTGGGTATCGGATAAGTCTCCATTTGCAAATCATAAAAACTTTTACTCCTGGCATAAGCATTATGGCATCCCAAAGAAAAAATTTGTTTTTAATCGTGAGCTTGCAGATTATTCACATGTCAAAACGGAGTTGATTGAATGTGAGATTAATCATTTGTTTTTGACATATACGCAACAGGAGGCCGGATTTGAATCTTTGGTGCAAGAGGCCATCTTGTATGTTCCAATGAGTGATAAGATCAAATGGGCCATTGATAAGATTACCAAGGACAAATTATTTAGGACAAAGGATGGCGAGATTGTCGTTGCCGATACGGCGGTCAAAGAGATGCAGAAGGTACACCAAATATGCAGCGGAACGGTTAAAAAGGATGATGGCAATGCAATAATCTTTGATGATACAAAAGCCAATTTTATTAAGGAAAGGTTTAAGGATCAAAAGATAGCTATCTTTTATAAGTACATAGCCGAAGGGTTGCTTTTAAAGGCAACTTTTAAAAACTCATATGATGATCCGCAAGAGTTCAACAAGGCCGGGGGCGATGCGGTATTCATAAGCCAGGTGCAAAGCGGGAGGGAAGGGATAAATTTAAGTACTGCCGATGCGCTTGTCATGTATAATATAGACTTTTCAGCGGTAAGCTATTGGCAATCAAGGGCAAGGATGCAGACAAAGGACCGGACAATAGCTTCAAAAGTGTTTTGGATATTTACCGTTGGAGGCATTGAGGAGCGTATTTTTAACATGGTCCAAGCTAAAAAAGACTTTACTTTAAGGCACTTTAAAAAAATATATTAAAAATATTTTTTTATTAAATTAAAATAACATAGCTTTGATTTCTAAACAAAATCATATATCTATGAAAAAATTATTTAAGATTTACAAAAAAGGCACTACTGACAATTGGGTTACTATTTTAATTCCGATTGAGGAATTTACTTTGGACATATTAAAGTTCAAGATGGAAAAATATCTTGCTTTAGGTTATGAAGTAAAACTTATTAATTATAATCAAATTGACTAACATGAATAAGCAACAAAACCACAACTTTCAAGCGGTAGTTATTTTAATCACCGCATTTTTAATCACGGCTTTTTTACAAAATATTTAATTATGATTAGAGCAATATTATCACTATTAAAGTTTTTCTTATTTGCAGTACCATTAGCGTGCTTGCTTTATGTAACATTATTTTTTATCTATAAAATCAAAGGAGATGCCAAACCACAAAGAATGGATTGAGTTAACAATTATTGAGAAAATTGACCTGGTGGGTAAACTTACCCATTTACTACAAAATGATGAGATGTCATTTCATACATTTAAAAGACATATAAAAAAAGCGGAGTCCTTTGGGATATTCGATGAGATTAAAATCAACAAAAATGAATTACATGATAATACCGGGAATTAAGAAAGCAAAGATTGGCTTTAAGACAATGCCAAAAAAGAAAGTATTGCAATATATCGATACAGTTATCGCAAATACTTGCGAGCAATATAATATATCAATGGATGATATTAAGTCCAAAAGTAGGAAGTCGGTTTTTGCTATCCCAAGATTATTAACAATGCACATCTTGAGATATAATACATTGCTTACATTGGATGAGATTGGGATTGCCTTCAATCGTGATCATACAACCGTAATAAATGCGATTAAATCAACAAATAATATGTTGCAAACTGATTATGATTTTAAGGAAGAGTATCAAAAATTAGTTATGAAACTATAACATATTTCGTTCCCCCATCTACTAACACGGCTCTCAAGACTTGATGTCTTTGGGGGCCGTTCTTTTTTACTTATATGTTTGGTAATGAGCTTTGCCGTTTACTCTTGTAGCTTTTAAGATTTGTTTTCTTTGCTTACCGGTACTTTCATAAGATACATGAACCCAATCCGGATTTGCACTTGTTCCAAACTCCCAAATCAATTGGTCAAATTCTAAATTATCCTTAATGTAATTAAATACCATTGTGTTGGTAACGCCGTTTGCACTCCCATCCATGTCAATGTCGATTGCTTCGCCTGTGCTATGTTGAGAGGTGGGTGATGCCCCAGGTGTGCAAGCATTAAGTTCCTTTGATCTATATCCGGAACTAATATGAATAGGGCAACGGAAATGATTCCTTATCTTTTCAAATACATTTTCAGCTAGCAATTTAAAGTTTTCAATATGCGCATCAATTGGCATATTTGAGATGCCATGTCGCTTTGCGGTTTCACTTCGGATCACTTCGCTTAAATCTAAATGTTCGGATATTTTCATATTAATCTTTTTTAAATATTTTCTCTGCGGTTGTTAATCCTAGGCAACCAAATGCCAATGTTGCAACTGCGTACACTAATGCCTCACTAGGTGCTTTACTTAACTCACTAAATGAGTTGTGATACATTGTAATGCATAACGCTACAACACACAATAAACCACATAAACGCTTCATTGATAACCTTCCGTTATCTTCGGTAAAAAATTGCTTCATCTTAATTAGTTGTATCAGTTTTAGTCTTACCCCAAAAGTTCTTTTTCTCTTTTATTAGGACTGTATCATGGATAAAAATAGTGTCAATTCTTATTTGCACAATACCATTTTTAAGTTCACTAATATCGCTCTTCATTTGGGTAATGGTTGCAACTGCATTTGCAACTAATTGCTTTTCCTTTTTAGTTGCATTTGCAACAACTGTTGCAGATTTTGCATTGGTTGCATCCACTTGCTTCATTAACTCTTCAAACTCAATATCCTTGTCAAACTTTTGAGCTTGCACTCCGCAACCAAATAAGAATAAAATAAATAAATATTTCATTAGTTTATTTTTTGAATTTTACCTAATTGCTCCAAAGTTGAAAGTTTGGTACTTGCGGCCGCCAAACTCGAATCACATCTGCGTAATGCATTTGTAACCACATCAAGTCTTGTCTCTAATTTCTCAATCTTTACATCTTGGTTTTTAGCTTGGCCCTGGAAGGTAGATCGTACATCAATGTATAAATAGCCAATAGCTATTAAAACCACAAACAATGTTCCAACAACAGGGTTGGAGGCAAACTCTTTAAATTTAATCGGTATCATATTTTAAAACAATTTTTTATAAAATCCTACTG